TAATTGCACCTACTAAAATAAATAAGAATTATAAAAATCGGTGTTTGAAAAATGTTAAAAGGTGTTTGAAAAATGTTTTGTTATATGTTATTTTTAATACATTTTTTTGTAAATATAATTATAAAATGAATGCGGAAAAAAAATGGACGAACAAACAACCTTATGAACGTTCACGAAGAAGAACTATAGAAGTTGACCAAACAAAAATGTTAGAGCAATCTGCTTATACATCCGCATTAAACTATGATGAAAATACATGGGATATATTAAATCAATCTCTTTCAGGTGCAGGGTTTAAAATTTCAAACAAACGGGAAGATTTAGAAGAAAAAATGTCAACCAGAGATTTAGTGCAACAACGTGGTGCTAATCCGTTTTTAAGTAATAATAATTATATAAATGATATATCTATTAGCGACCAATTTTTGAAACCAGTAAATACCACGTTTGAAAAAGAACAAACGAATACAAATACAATCGCAAAATAATTATAAAAGAATTTATAAAAACAATATAAAAAATAATATTTATATTATTTATAAAGAAATGCAAATTTTCATTAAAACATTAACAGGAAAAACAATTACAGTAGAAGTTGAGTCAAGTGATACAATTGATAACGTAAAGCAAAAAATTCAAGAAAAAGAAGGTATCCCACCAGACCAACAAAGACTTATTTTTGCTGGCAAGCAATTAGAAGACGGACGCACAGTAGCAGACTATAATATTCAAAAAGAATCTACGTTACATTTAGTTTTATAAAAATATATAATAAACGACAAACAACTTAAATATGTGTATAATAATTTAATATAATGAATATATCAACAACTTATACAACTCAAAATGAATTACTTTTAAATAATTTAATTGAATTTTATAAAGATGAAGATAATTTGACAAAAATGCTTCAAATAATTACAGGAGAATCAAAAATATCTTTAAGAATAGTAGATTGGTTTGCTACTAATTATGCCAAGAAGTATTATACTTTATACACAATTAATAGTTCAACAAATGATTCAAAAAGATTTAAAGTGTATTTTGATTATAAGTTAAAGTTAAAAGCATATAGTAAAAAAAGGTTTGACCCGTTTTGTCGATGGGACCGTATAAGTATTCCATATAAAAACGGAACATTTATTGAAACTACAATAGGACAATTAAACTTTTTTAAATGGGCTATTGAGAATAAAGTAATAAATTATATAGAAGAGCATTATGAAACAATTGAAAACGATATGAATAGCCGTAATAGCACCTCAAAAAGAAAAGAATTGGCGGTAGATAATTCGAAGACAAGAAAAAAACGAGAAGAGTTATCGATTTCTGCTACAAAAAGCATAAAAAAAGAAGATGTTGAAATTGTCGTACAATTTCATTAAAAGAATACATACATTTTGATAAATAATATAAAATTATGGTTGATTTATATTATTTATATACATTATTATGATTATGACTAAAATTGTTTGCTCAAGATATAATGAACAGGTATATTGGTTGATACCGATGATAAATAACATAATAGTATATAATAGAGGAATAAATGATGATTTACATTATATACCAAAAGACAATATTATAACTTGCAGAGGTGTAAAAAGTAATTACGAAGTTTATATTAAGCATATTATAGATACTTATGATAATTTAGATGATTATACAATATTTATTCACGGTAATCCAGAAGTTCATATATTCCCTGAATCTAAAGGCGAAAGTTATAATACCATTTGGAAAACATTAGTTCAAAATAAAGATTACAAATTTAAATTTATTAGTATACAATTTACTCCAGAATTTGTAAATGATTCAGTGATGTTCGTAGTTTCGAAAGAACAAATTTTAAAAAGTAGTAAAGAATCTTGGATAGAAATATTAAATGATATTCAACAATATGAATTGGATAATAATGGGTTGGAAAAAATGTGGAATCAATTATCAGATAATTAAAAGATTAATTAAATATTTAAAAACAATTTAAATACTTAATAATAAACAGATGGGCAATTCGCAAACAACGCAAAAAATCAATTTTGAAGACGTGCAATTTGTTATACAAAATAAAGACCAGCATATATTAATTAATACTCTAACTGATAATGAACAAGAATGTTTACTTATCAATACAATAAGCATTCAAAAAGAAATCGATGTAATTAATAAATTCATCAAAAATAATAACAAAGATATTAAAATTATAATTTACGGTAAAAATTGTAATGACGAAAAAATATACACAAAATATAGTCAATTGGTTTCACTAGGATTTTATAATGTCTATATTTATACTGGCGGATTATTTGAATGGTTAATGTTACAAGATATTTTTGGGGAGAAAGAGTTTCCTACTACTAAACAAGAATTGGATTTTTTAAAATATAAACCAAATAAATTGCTAAATGTGCCATTATTAGAATACTAAATGTGCCATTATTTAGTTATTGCTATGTTCGCTAATTCATCTGCCCTGACATTTAAGCGTCTATAAATATGTTGAAATTCAATATAATTGAATTTTGCCTTTAATTCATTTGCTTTATTATATAAAGGAAGTAGGTTCGAAGAATGACATTTATATTTACCTGTCATTTGATTTATAACGAGTAAACTATCACCTTCGACTAATAAATCAGTTATATCCATATATAATGCGGATTCTAAACCCATAATAAGTGCGGTATATTCAGCATAATTATTTGTAACTTTATCACCGACAAATTTTGAACTACCCCAATACTCTGTATCGTTATTATATATAACCGCACCAGCACCACCTTGACCAGGATTACTTTTACTACAACCGTCAAATTGTAATTTATATGAACCAGTATTTATGGGATGCACTTTGTTATTGTTTGACATACTAATATAATAAAATATAATGAAACCTTTATATAAAAATATTTTATTGTTAAACGACTAATAAATTATTTTTTGAATTTTTGAGTTTTTATTGAATAATAAAAAAATTGAATTAAATAATATGGCAACATCCAATAGTAATATTAAATATATGGATTTAAACAAACTATCAAAAACAGAACTTTTAACAATGTGCGAAGAACTTGGAATAACCAGATGTAAATCTAAAAATAAAAGAGAATTAATAAATTCGATTAATAGTAAAACTATAATACCAACTACTCAAATAGAATCTTCTGTTAAAAGTGAAGAAACAGAAATACCTATTCACTATTTAACGCCTATAACTAAAAATGAAGATAATTCTAAATTTGATGAAAACAATTCTTTGAAATTTATAGACTTATTTTGTGGCATTGGAGGATTTCATCAAGCATTAACAACAATTGGGTGTAAATGTGTATTTGCGAGCGACATTGATGAAAATTGTAAAAAAACATATGAAATAAATTATGGGTTAAAGCCTGCGGGTGATATAACAAAAATAAATATTCAAAATATTCCGTCATTTGATATTTTATGCGGCGGATTTCCATGCCAACCATTTAGCAAAGCAGGATTTCAAAAAGGGTTTGACGATAACAGAGGAGAGTTGTTCTTTAACATTTGTAACATAGTTAATTTTCATAAACCAAAATACATCATTCTGGAAAATGTTAGAAATCTCGAATCGCACGATAATGGGAATACTTGGAAAGTTATTAGAGAAAATATACGAAATCTAGGATATTACACATATGATGAACCTGTATTATTAAATGTATTACATTTTAATATCCCACAAAATCGTGAAAGAGTTGTTATAATGTGTAAACGAATGGATTTAGGTACATTACCTGACTTACCTCATATAAATAAAAATCCTAAACAAGAGTTATCATGTTTTGTGAAAGATATAATTGATGAAAATGATAACTGCACGAATTTAACTGAAAAATTAACAGATGTAAAACTAGTATGGAACGAATTTATTGAAATATTAAATAGTAATAATTTAAATATCCCAAAATTTCCTATTTGGACTGATTGGTGGGACAATGATTTTGAAGAAACTGACGATTTTTATTTAAAATATAAATTGTGGATAGATAAAAATAGAGAATTTTATGAGATAAATATTGAAATTTTACAAGATTGGCTATTAAAGTCCAGAAAAAATAAAAATTGGTTTGGCGCTGTAAGAAAGTTTGAATGGCAAGCGGGAGATTTAACCATCGAAAACGATAGTTTAAATAAATGTTTATGGACAGCAAGAGGGTCTGGCATAAGAGTAAAAAAATGTGATTATATACCTACATTAGTAGCAATGTCAATGATTCCTATTTATGGACCAAAAAACAGAAAATTAAGTCCTATGGAATTATTAAAATTGCAGTCATTCAACGATAATTTTAAATATGAAGAAAAACACATATATAAACAATTAGGAAATGCGGTAAACGTAAAAATGATAGAAAGATGTGCTCGATTTTTATTATATAATGAAGAACTAATATAAACGTTTATATATTTATATATTTGTATATTTCTATTATTATGCGCTATCAATAATTTCATCAATTAAATTAGTTATTTTTTCTTTGATAAATAACGGGGTTTTTTCAGTTGACTTTTGTATATCAGTTGGCGTAAATATATAGCATAATTCACTAGTTGGTATTATAGCACTTAACGAATCTCCATTTACATTGACATACATTGCTAATTTTTCTTTCGAAATAATTGCCGCACCATTCATTTCAACAATAAGTAAATAATCCGCATATTTATCAGGTAACTTAGTATGCGTATTCGTTCCTTTGCTATTTAGTAAAGTAATTTGTTTTGTATTTTTTCGTGCGGTTAAAGTTTTAGGAGTAAATAGGCAATCTGTTACATATTTCATCTCTATTGTTGTATTATTTACACCGCCTATAATAAAATCACAACCTTCTTGACCAACATATGTTAATTTATTTTCACTATATCTTGAAACCGCCCTTTCTAAGAATATAGCCTTTAGAAATCTCCACTGATGTTCATTTAGTTCGCCTCCTAAACATACGCACAAATTATTGAATTTTTGCCAGTTAACATTTTTTACTATTTCGGCAACTTGTGTAAAGGTATCTTCTGTCTCAATTTGTATAGTGTTAATGTCCATATGTATATTTTATATTATAATAAGCATATTTATAAAAAATAATTCAATTTTTTATAAATAATTAAAAAATGTGCAAAGCAACTATGTAAATTCACTATATAATTTTGTTTTTGTTTTTTGATTTTATTTTACAATGTTAAAATATTCTTTAATCGTTCTATATTTTCTATTGCTTCATAATGTAATTTAAGTGCTTCTTCTTTCGAATAATCTGTTATAAATAAATTATCTTGTTTATATTTAAATACTCGTTTTTCAAATAATTCAAGAGAAATATATAAAGCCTTTTCATAATCAACATGTTCATTATACATAGTATAAATAATTGTTCTTTCAAAATCATAAGACGTCAATAAATCGGCCTCACGAACGATATGATATGCTAATTGATACTTATCTAGTTGTGGATATCCATTTGTTTTTACTTTCGAGTAAGACATTGTAGATATAATCTTTTCAATAATATTTAAATTTTTAAAAGAAACGTAATCTGTCATATAATTTTTAATCATTGACATTCCAATCGTTTCAGACATATACTTTTTATCACACATATCGTGTAAAATCGCAGACATATATATAACTTCTTGTTGAGCACTCAAATGTGGATGTTTAATTACTTCACTTTCATATATCTTATTCGCATACTTATATACGTCCATACTATGTCTTAACGCGTGTGATTCGTCTATATTAAAAATACGACTATGTCTTGCGACATAATTAAAAGCATAATTAATTACAGTTGATAACGATAATAGTTTCATCAATATATACTTTAATACATATGGTTATCTCTAAATATTTTATATATATTCACATTTAACTATAATAAACTGATTATTATCCGTTAGAATTATTTGAAATGGTTTACCACAACCATAAATCATATTCTGTCTTATTAATTCATCACATACATCTTTTGTCGCATGAGGGTCAATTTGTTTATTATCTGTTTTATAAATACCGTGTCTAAAAATACGACAATTCAACTGTTCAATTATTATGTATTCATTGCAATGTGGACATTTAACAATAGGTTCCATATTATATCAACTTTACATAAAAAAATAAAAAATATATTATATTATATTTGGAAATTCTAAATTATAAAAAAAATTGATTTAAAAATATAATTTAAAGAAATTGCATACTATTATATACTTACACCCAAACAATGGATTTAAAACAAAGAAAACTCAACAAATCTGAATGGAACTCTATTGAGGTTTCTGTTTCAAAAGCAGAAATAGACGTATTAAATATGATTATTGCTGGTTTTAATAATGTTGGTATAAAAATAAATAATACTAATTCTATCTTTACGTTTTTAAAGATAGAATACAACGAAAAAATGGAAGATCAATTATATAATAAATTTTTAAGAGAACGTGTTGATAAGGTGCAGTACGATTTTAAAAAATTCAATAATAAATACGTAGAAATGAAAATAGACGGCATATCAAGGATAAATTCGGTTGATAAAATTCGTTTGGAAAGATACGACGAGAATACTATCAATAAAAATAATTTGTATGAGTTTGTTTTATTAACTCATATTGAAAACATTTTATTCCATAAAAAAAATAATAATAATAAATTATTTCATTTTCATTATTATACTCTTTATAAATTAATTAGAAATAATATCATTAAATTAAACCGTCATATTAAGAGTTTAACAAATACAATATTAGAATTCTTCGCTAATAATATTGAAATGCCTATTATCATTGAAAACGCAGTGGATTTTATTGAAAAAAATGATAGTTTGCTAAAATACGGGGATTTATTCCTTTATGAGCATCAAAAAGAAATATTCACTGCTTGCAAAAAACTGAACCCTAAATTAATCCTTTACATGGCTCCTACAGGCACTGGTAAAACTATGACACCAATAGCATTATCTGAGCATAGTCGTATTATATTCGTGTGCGCTGCTAGACACGTCGGGTTAGCGTTGGCAAGATCCGCTATTTCAGTAAATAAAAAAATAGCATTTGCATTTGGTTGTGCTAGTGCCGACGATATTCGCTTACATTATTTCTCAGCAAAAGAATATACAAAAAACAAACGTAGTGGAGGCGTAGGTAAAGTAGATAATAGTGTTGGTGATAATGTTGAAATTATGATTTGTGATATTAAATCATATTTACCAGCAATGTATTATATGCTCGCATTTAATCCAGCACATAAACTGATTTGCTATTGGGATGAACCAACCATCACATTAGATTACGCAGAACACGAATTTCATAAAACAATTAGACAAAATTGGAAAGAAAATATCATTCCTAATGTAGTATTATCCTCGGCAACATTACCAAAATTAAGCGAACTAACTGAAACTACGGCGGATTTCTTAAATAAATTTGAATACGCCGAAATCACTAACATAGTTAGTCATGATTGCAAAAAATCTATACCAATTATAAATAAAGATGGATATGTCGTATTACCTCATTATCTTCACGATAATTATGAAAATATAATTGATGTCGCAAGTCATTGTGAAAATTATTTAACACTACTAAGGTATTTTGATTTAAAGGAAGTAGTTGAATTTATTACTTATGTCAATAATAATGAATTTATGAAACCCAAATTCGCAATAGATAGACATTTTGAATCGTTAAACGACGCAACCATGACAAATATTAAAATTTATTATGTGAAATTATTACAAAATATTCATCCAGAAGTATGGACACATATTTACGCTACTTTTATAAATAATAGAACACCAAGAATATGTGAAAATAGCAAAATAGACCCAAAAGGTAACAAAATTACCAGAACACAAAGTGTCGGTTATCAATTAAACACAACTGGTAGTACAAATTCTAACTCTAGCGTTGGTAATAGAATACCCCGTATGTATAGTGACTCCGCAATTAACAATTCGCAAAGTAACCACGTACAAACAGGCACCAGCGGCGCATATGTTACTACAAAAGACGCATATACTTTAACAGATGGACCTACTATATTCATATCTAATGATATATCCAAAATTGCTAAATTTTGTATTCAACAGGCAAATATTCCAGCAATTGTCATGAATGATATTATGAGCAAAATTGAATATAATAATGCGATTAATGAGCGGCTGGCGGAAGCAGAAACGGAAATCGATTTTATTAAAGAACGTATTGAAAATGCTACAAAAAATAACGTTTCACAATCTCATAAAGGGTCAACTATTACTGGACGTAAAAAATCATCTAAAGACCCTAAAAAATTAAACCGAGAATTTAGCGACGATAAAGAGTCGAAGGGTGAAATCGGTAAACTTACGAATGAAGTAAATTCACTAAGGTCTATGATTAAAAT